ATGATTAAAACATCAACTGGTGAAAATATGAGTAAGTACTCAGACCTTTTACAGGTAATCAAGTCACGGGTTTGCCAAAATAACAACTTCCCCCAAACATTACTGGCAGACTCACACAGTTACAGAGCCAGGCAGGTTTGGTATCGAATAGGACAAATATTCACTCTTGAATGTATTCTCGATGAGTACAGGAAACATTTTTCATCGGATTATTATTATCTTGATAACGATAAGGCTCTTCATCACCTTATCTTCGAAATGACCAAGTGGAAACCTGAAGAGATTAGAAGACTCTCGCTAAACGACTGTCTCTTTATCATTGCCAGTCAACTAAAGCCCAGTTATATGTCAGAAGATGCTGCCGCTGTCCTGGCGTCACTCAATCTGCCGACTGGCCACTATCCTGTTGAGGATTTTCCACAAGAGGACTGGGATCCCAGGGAAAACTCAGCATTCCTTCAAAGCTACCAGTAGCGACTCGCCCAATCTCCGCAGAGATCTGACTCAACCGCTCCTCAAGAGCGGCTTTTTCTGCTATCAGACGGTTGAAGTGGGCAAGATAGATTTTCTGTTGCCCAAGCCAGTCTTCAAGCTGTTGAGTGGTCATGCCCGGATTAAAAAAATATGGCTGCTGCATCGCTTCCCCCAGAAAAGCAAAACCCCGCCGGTTGGCAGGGTTCAGAACCAGTTTCATTTGGATGTACGTATCCATGATTAGAATAATACAGGACAATTTTATGCAAAGTCAACTCTATCGTGCAAAAATTTGCCGCCATCTGTTTCGATCACATCAATAAATGGTCGCCTTCTCAAATTCAGCCGCTGCCTGTCTCTCTCCTTTGTGAAGCATATCCACCAGCCCTTCATAGAACGGCTTCCAGTTGCGTGACCACGAAGACTGATGGAGATCCGGGAGACGCTTCAGAATGGCGCGGTGTACCGTCGCAGAGGGTACAACAGAGAAGCCATTACCAGAGCAGCGTTCACATGTTTTGAAAACCGGTGCGCCAAGTTCTTTGGTCGCTTTGCGATCTAAGACCTCCCCTTTACCACTACACCTGCATCGCGCATGGATCACTTTCTTTCCTCCGCACACTCCACAGACCCTTTTCACCAGTTCATTTCTAATCTTTGGGGCCTTCACTTCGACACCGTCAGCATCGAAAATACCAGGGTGCTTAATTACATCTTCATGGCTGGAAATAAAGCCGGTTCCGCTGCAGCTGTGACACGTTGCGCTGGTGGCCGCCGAACGTGAGTACTCCGCAAAGGCAAATTGTGCCAGCGTCAACATGCAGGCGCCGAGCTTGTCACCGGCGGCTTTGCGGACATTTTTAGGAGCGTTTTTGATGGCAAACTGCGCCAGCGCCTGAATTGCAAGCTGTTCATCCGTTTTGCTGATACCAGCCTTTCCGAAGAAAGCGGCCAGGCCGAAGCGTGCCCTGCTGCTGGTCACACCGATCCCGGTCATAATGTCTGTGCCATTCAGGCGATTCGGCGATGTGCTTTTCACGTCGTCGCTGATATGCATCCCCTGCGGGCTGAAATGCTTTAACGATGCTTCCAGTTTCATGCGGCCACTTCTCCGATATCAGAAATTAAAATTTGTCCGGATTCACCCCAGACTTTTGTTACACGAAAGTCCCAGATATGTGCGTCATCAGTAAACAGAGCATCCATCAGCGCTTTGATCATGTTATCGGCGTCTGGTTTCTGCTGGTGTGCCTGTCCGTTCATCGTTACTCGCTTCTTCTGGCTCCAGCTCTTTGGCATGGGAACCACGAAGGTTATGTGTCCGCCCTGCTCCGGCATAGCAACGTTCTTCAGACGGACCTCATCGCAGAATGCCCGGTAGCGCATGACCACTTCCCGCTGTTTCCATTTGTCTGCCCGGGTCATCCTCGGCTTGCCCATTGGTGTAATGTTAAAAATCTTCATGGCCAGCCCGGCTCCCTTTCGTGTAACGGCGTTGATGTGCCTTTGGTTGCGGCGTTGAGCGTTGGCGAGCTTCCTCCTGATCAATTGGCAGGAAATGACCGTTGTAGAATCGACGATAGATGGTCCCCAGCTCTCCATTACGCTGTTTTGTCACGTTGATTTCGGCAATACCCTTTGCTGGCGATTCAGGGTTATAAACCTCATCTCGGTACAACATCAGGATCAAGTCAGCATCAGCCTCAATTTCCCCCGAGTTTTTCATATCGGAGTTCATTGGCCGCTTATTGGGTCTGGATTCGACACCGCGCGATAGCTGGCTCAGCGCAAGGACAGGGGTTTTATTTGATTTAGCCAGGTTTTTAAGCCCCTTGGATACATCGCCAACGGCCAGATCGTACCGCGCAGCACTCTGAATTTTGATAAGCGCCAGATAGTCGATGACCACCAGCGCGATTTCCGGATGCGCTATCTGGTAGCGCGTGGCGGTTTGCTGTATCTGGTCGATAGTCAGCCCCGTGGCGTCAGTGATCCAGATATTGCGGGTTGCCATGCGTTCCATGCCGTTAAAGAACCGCGCCCAGTCCTCGTCCTCGAATTTATCCACGGCTTTCAGGCGAGACATCGACATCCCGCCTGCAGCGGAAACCATGCGCTTGGTGATCTGCGTGTCCGACATCTCCATACTGAAAAACAGCACGCCATGGCCCTGAGCGGAAACCTTGTCGATGATATCCAGTGCCAGTTCGGTTTTACCCATCGATGGCCGCGCGGCAATAAACACCAGATCTGTCGATTCAATGCCGCCGGTCTTAGCATCAAGCTCCTCAATGCCAGTGAGTAGGCACCTGGTCTCTTCTTTCCCCTGGCTCCGCGATTCAACTTCGTCCGCCACTGCGGTGAGCAGTTCGGAGATGTGAATGGGCTGGACGGTATCTGCTGAAATGTCGATCGCCGATACAGCCAGCTTCGCAGCTTCAAGGGCGGCCAGGGCTGATTCTCCGTTGCTCGCGCTCCTGATTTGCTCCAGCACTTTTTCCAGTGCTGCTTCGGCATCACGTACACCAGCATTGCGCCGCAGCACATCAACGTAAGATAACAACGCGGATTTCGCCCAGTTGACGCGGGTGGCTGCCAGAATTGTGGTTTGAAGCGCCGGCAGCGATTCGCACAGCAGCAGTGGATCAATCACGCCTCCACTACGAGCCTGTCGGCAAATACCAGTGTAAATATCCCGATACTGGCGAACTGAGAAGGTGCTTGCAGGTAACCGGGAGAGAACATCCAGCACCTCAGGATCATCTCCGCGCAAAAACAATGCGCCGATGACCGCCTCTTCAAGTTCGTCGTTACGCCAGACTGGTGTCATGCATGCCCCCCGTTATTCCCACGAAAACTTGCCCAGTTGAATACCAGGTAGTTGCGCCCACCGTCAGTCACACGATCAAAAATACGGTCGCTGATAAACTCTTTCAGCTGCTCAGGTGGCAGATTGCTGATCAGGATGGTTGGCAGAACGCTTTCATAGCGGGCGTTAATCACTTCGTGCAGGATAGTCATCTCTGCCGGGCTTCCGAACTGCACGCCTACCTCATCGATAATCAGCAGATCCAGCGAAGCGTAGTGATCCAGTACGCTCTCTTCGGTTGTGTCAGCATTGTGGCGCCAGGTGCTTTTAACGGCACGAGTCAGACGCATCACATCGGTCAGTTCCACGGTGGCGAGATGGTTGCGGATGATGTTTTTCGCCAGAGAGACCGCCAGATGATTTTTTCCCGTGCCGCAGCTGCCTGTCAGCACCAGACTTTTCCCGGCGTCCAGAACGTCAGGCCAGTTGTTTGCGTAGCGCCTGCAGGCTGCGAGGTTGCGGGAGGCTTCAGGGTTGAGTTCCAGATAATTTTCAAACTCGCAGTCACCAAAGCGGCGAGTAATACCCGCGTCGTTCAGCAGGCTGGCCACGTGAAGTTTACGCAGGCTGGATTTGACTCTGGTCTGCTCCGCCCGGATGCAGGCCGGACAGCGGGAATGTTTGAAAGTCTCCGCTCCGCGAAAATCTTTGCCCACCAGCGTGAACTGTTCGTAGTCTCCATGCTCCGGACAGGATATCGTGCAGGTGTAATTCGAGTTCCAGCCCTCGAAGCCCCATGGAAGTTTATGCTCTTCAGCGAAAGTCAGTTCATCGCCGAGTTTTTCCCTGTTGCGCTCTCAGGTCTTCACGCTCTTTGAGCTGATTCAAATTCAACATATCCACCTCACTCAAAAATTCAGGTTCTCACCAGACTCGCCAAAATCGTCGGACATGCGCCCCAGTCCAGACAGGCGGGCAATAGTGCTGTTGTGCCCACCTCCGGGAGCGGATGGCGCCTGCCAGGATTCTTCGAAGTGACGATCGGGCCCGAAGAACGTAGCGGCCTGCTTGACGTACTGTGTACCGACACTGCCGGTTGCACGGGCGTAGGTCGCATAGCGCTTAACGCCTGCCAGCATCGCTTCAGGGTTAACCCCGTCTTTCAGGCGGGCTTTCCAGGCTTTCCAGGCTGCCGCCTTGGAATTGCCACCTGCTCGCTTGGGGTAGTCCTGCCAGGCTGTTTCGAATTCAGGGGAATAATCCTGTTTTGCAGAACGAGCCGGTGCAGAGGCGTCAGCCGATGCGCCAGTATGTTTTATAGGTTCATTGACTGATTCAATGACTGGTTCAAAAGAGTGACTGATTCTGGGTGCAGCTCCTGCACTACCCCCTGGTGAATCTCCTGCACCAGGTAGTGAATCTCCTGCACCAGGTAGTGAACGATTTGCACTACCCCCTGGTGAATCTCCTGCACTACGTAAATTGAGCTGATACACGTTGCTGGAATTCCCCTTTGGTCCTGTCCGAAGCTCTTTTTTGATCAGTCCACACTCACAAAGCGCTTCGATGTGATTCATCACCGAACGCTTGCTAATTTCACACTGGTCAGCGATGTGCTGGTAACTAGGCCAGCACTCCCCGAGATCACTGGCGTTATCCGCCAGCTTAAGAAGAACCAATTTGCGCAAAGGGTTTCCGACCTTAATTTTCATAGCCTGAACCATCAGATCCATGCTCATACCAAAACCCTCGTGAAGTACTGTTGAAACTTCCAGACTGGCTGCATACATTCATGCGGATAACCCGGTCTGGTGAAATAAACCTGCTGCTTTTCGCGATCCCACCCGGTGACGTGCACGACAACCCCCCGTGGATCGTGATACAGCCTGTCCAGCGCCTTAATGCCGCCCGTTTCTGGAAACATTAAGCTCACCAGCGCTTGATTTGTAATCAGATTGTCTGCTAAGGTTTTTCATGAATTTACCCCGCCAGGTAGATTTGATGTGCATAGCAGAAGTCAGAACAGGCCGGGATGAACTCCACCAGCTCGCCCCGGCTTTTTCTTTGCTGCTTTCCGTTCTGCGGTGGTTGTCTGCCCGAGAGCCCACTGACGAGCTCGGTAGAGGCAATCATCGAAAATCGCCCCTTTCCTGCTCGCCTGTGAGCTTCTCCGGTAATAATCGACGCCGTGCTCAGCCCCCCCCCCTGCGGCACTCTCAGAGAAGCCTTCGGCCATCAACGCCGCCGTGATGTGCTTGCGAATGAAGTCTTCGGGTGACATGTCATGCCCTCGTAGCGGGCTGGCGGCGCCCCTCGATCGCAGCTGCCAACACCTCTTGCTCTGAATAGAGCCCACCAGACGCCTCTGCAATTGCCCGCGCGAGGAACGTTTCGCCTGTAAAATCGCTGCGTGGAAGTGTGTTCAGAACCTCCCACTTGTATACCTGGCGCAAAGTCCTCCCTGTAACCTCGGAAACCTTTCTTAAACCAACATCTCTCAGTATTTGAGAAAACATATTTACCCCGACGACAAAATGAACATAATGTACATATTAAATGGAATAGAAAGTTCATGCAAGTTGATATAGGGTGTACACATGGTTCAAAATGAAAAAGTGCGAAAAGAGTTCTCCGAGAGGCTGGCACTGGCCTGTAAAAAAGCGGGGATCGATACACATGGGCGTGGTGTAGTCATCGCTTCGGCTCTGTCGTTAACGCCTAAGGCTGTCAGCAAGTGGTTTAATGCTGAGACTATGCCGCGCCAAGATAAAATTTTCTTGCTAGCCAAATTCCTTAAGGTAGACCCGCTCTGGCTTCAACATGGCGATATTGCTGAAACTTCAACCAGGCATGGTTCAGATACAATTGAGTACATAGGTCAAATAAAAAATGGACTTGTCAGGGTTATAGGTGAAGCAATGTTAGGCGCTGACGGCAGCATTGAGATGGTGGAAGAAAATGACGGCTGGCTAAAAATTTACAGCGATGACCCTGATGCATTTGGCTTGAGAGTTAGGGGTGACAGCATGTGGCCACGCATTCAATCAGGAGAATTTGTGTTAGTCGAGCCAAACAAAAACGTTTGCCCTGGTGATGAGGTGTTCGTTAGAACTAAGAGCGGACACAACATGATCAAGGTATTAGGCTATGACCGTGATGGTGAGTACCAGTTTACAAGCATCAATCAAGATCATAGGCCAATAACAATGCCTTACCACGAAGTCGAGAAGCTTGAATATGTCGCTGGAATACTCAAGCAATCCAGACACATAGAAGATGATGATTTGGAAAGCAAGCTAAACCCCAGCCACTAATATAATCCCGGACAATCCGGGATTTTTTTTAATTAATTCCCTTCAAAATCAAAATCATATACATAATGTTCATTTTACAAATCGAATAATGAACATTTTGTTCTTGCCAAAAATGAACATTATGTACATAATCACTTCATCGACAAACAACGGAGTCAATGAGATGAAAATGTCAGTTGCTGAATTCAACCAGTTTAAAGAAGCTGCGGAAAAAACATTCCAGGCAGAATTAATTTGCTCACTGCTGGAAGATCACCCGCATCAACTAGCGGATTCTGAACTTTCTTCAATCGCCTCTCTTATTAAAAGACTCGCGGGGGATGCTTACGTTTATATGAGCGAGGTCATTTATCAACAAGAGAGGGCTGAGAAATGAATGACTTTGAAGACTTACCTCTTAACGCTACGGATGCCCTCAATAACATCCATCTGCTTATCGGTGTGGCTCGCGTGCTCGATGGTACCGCTACGCAAAGAGAGCTCAGCATAAACATAATTGAGTTTGTTGATATGTATGTCTCTGCCGCCATCGAAGAAATAAAAGGGTAGACAAATGAACAGTCCGATTCAGATGTTAGAAATTGTCGCGGCGGATATCGCCGAGAACACAGTTCTTCTGGAGCTGATTTATAAGCACAGTAATGAAGATCACGAAACTGATTGTGCAATGGCTTGCTTAATTCGCTCAATGAAGAAGACCCTGGATACCACTAACGAATATATCAAATCGTTAAGCGACTCTCCTGCCCCCCCCCCAAAGGGAACATGGTGAGAGCGATATTTCTGATGAGATATTTCACGCGACCGTTACAGCCAGAAAACTCGAAGAACTTGCGCATGTTTATAATGAGGTTTACTTCTCAGATGAGGATAACGGCAAACCAGCAATGTATATGGCATCCGCAATTTTCGACTATGCGATTAAGGTTAGCAGTGAGCTGAAAAGCATCGAAGCGAAACTGAATTAATAAAACACTGACTTAAATAACGGCTTAATTGCTGAGGCCTCACTCACTTTGAGGAAAGCATAATGAATATTGCATCCCGTAAAAAAGACAACCTTGAAATAACAATGCGTACTGATTTCCCTGTACTCATTGAAGCAAATGGAGCACTCAGGACAGCACAGCACGCAGATGCGTACGCCAATCAACTCAGGGATGAGTTCAATACATTGCTCTTTGCTGCGATAGCCAGAACAGATAAGCATGTCGCCGGTCGCTTTACCAGTCTGCTCAATGAGCTTTGCGTTATGACTGGTTCCACAGTGAACAATATTAGAAAAGGTCGCTAAATATGACATTCATCGTCGACCGAAATGCATATAAAGCTGCCCTGCTTTATGCATCATGCGGACAGGAAGTGATTGCAGGCCTTTATCTGCGCAAAGCGTATGGGAGGTAATTATGTGGAATCCAGCAACCAGCACAAGTATTGAAGAAGTTGTAACTGAGGCTAATAACCTGAATGAACTCTTAGATTTGATGCATCTTTGCTTTAAAAAAATGAACCCTCCTCAGACCGAAGCATTGCTGGGGTTGGCGCTAAATATCGCATCAAATATTTCTGTCTGGATAGAGGCCGAGGAGAGGCGCCGTGAAAACAAATCTGATTGAAACGCGTCGCCGTCACCTCGTTCGCGCCAAGCTTGATTCAATGATGCGAAGGACTGGGAGTTATTTTCAGCTCGTAAAAATGGACGATGGAACAACGTTACCCGTTGAACTTGATGAAGATATTTTAACAAAATCATTAATCAAACTTTTCGAAGCGATGATTTATGACACCCACAAACGCGAGCAGGCAGAAAATTTAATTTCTGAACATTATTCGAATTGCATGGGCGTTAATAAATTAACGCCCGATGGTGTGGACTTTATGAATGCACTCATTGCCACGCTGGCCGAACAGTCATTAAAAGCCGAGGGCTAAATAATGAGAATGATTGAATATCGTGGCGTACTTATTCCCGCTCCCCCACCAATGGTGCAATTAAGTTGTGAGCCGGGTTTTACCGGGCGAGTGGTGATCGAACTGAAAGATGGCGAGTTCGTCAGGCAGTACCCACTGCGAGAAAAAGACATGTTTTGCTCACTCGAGGCGTTTCTCGATCTGGCTCAGGAAGCTGGATATCAGGTAATCGCACCCGAGACGGAGGATCACTGTGGCACTGACAGCAATACGCATTCCTGAGCGGGTACACCTGCAGGCGTTGCAGGTCCTGCTGCGGTATCGGCGCCGGCGGATATTCCCGCGGCGAATGCGCCGCACCGGCTACCTCAGCCTGAAGGTTAACCCACGCTGGCGCCTGTTATCGAAAGACGATGGCCGGAACTGGGAAGTTATGAGTCATGAAACCTATAACCGGGAGAAAGACAAATGATTGACAACAGAACTGTCAGCGCTATTGACCTGGCGTTGCAAAAGCACCCAACGCCAGTTGGTGATCTGTTCGCCGCGATCCGCCACGGACGCATGAAGCGGTGCTTCAGCCGGGATACCGCAATTCGTTACCTGGCGTTCTTCATGACCTCCCGAGCTTTTGGGCGTTCTGGTTTCAAGCAGCGTTATCCGGACGTGCAGGTAATTCATCCACTGAATCCAGAACTGAGTAGCTGGCAACGTGGCGCCGTCACCCTGGAATATTTTAACGCCCATCAGCGCACCGTTCGCCGGCTGCGTCGCATCCTCGCCCGCAAAAGAGAAATGCAGAAGTGGTGCGAAAAGTGGGATGCCATGCACGACCGCTACGTGAAAGAGCGCGAAGAACTTCAGGCCAGCAAACCAGCAGAGGTGCGCAATGCTTCACAACATGCTTAACCCGGAACCAACCTCAACAGGGATCCGGTCTGGAAACAGGGTGATTGGCTACTCCGCTGCTATTCGCCTGCTGGATAACGGTCGCTATGACAAACACCTTGCCGATGGAATGGAAATTCTGGCCTGCATCATGGAAGCGGTAGAAAGCAACTGGATCACGCTCAATATCGAAAAAGAGTTGATCCTCTGGCGCTGGTTACTGGCTGCCGTGTTCATCACTGAGGAGCTGGAGAAAAACGGAACTGTCGACGTTCCGAATGATACTGGCGGTGTTGATACTGCTGTTATCTATTCCAGCAAGCATGGCGCCATTAGCGTCTATCCGGGACCTGAACGCTTTGCACTCGCCAACCATATTGAGCTGGGGGCAATCGAGAAATATGGGCCAGAGGTTGGCCAGCAGCTGGCGCTGCGGATGTATCAGGACATGGTTATTGCTGACGAAGAATTTGGGTTCAGGTTATCAGCACTTGGCCGGGAGGGGTTTAACCTCCTCCACGACAGCTTTATCGAACACATCCAGATCGAAGGTGTGCCAGAAGCACCGATTATGCATTGAGGGGAATGATGATGAATAACTTGATCACTAACAAACCATCCATGACCAGCCTTGAGATCGCCGAGCTGGTAGAAAAACGCCATGACAACGTGAAACGTACCATTGTGACACTGGCTTCAAAGGACGTTATCCGGTCTCCTCAAATTGAGGTTCTCGAAAGAATCAATAACTTAGGATTTGCCGTCAATGACGAGGTTTACAAATTTTCAGGTGAAGAAGGAAAACGCGACAGCATCATTGTGGTCGCGCAACTTAGCCCCGAGTTTACCGCCAGGCTGGTAGATCGCTGGAAAGAACTGGAAGATGAACGCTCCCGGCCAAAATCGCAGGCAGAGCTGATCGCCGAAATGGCCCTTTTGAATCTTGAGCAGGAACGCCGGCTGTATCAGGTAGAAGAACAGGTTGAAACCGTCGCAGAAGCTGTTGAGAACATTAAGCGTGGAAATATGCGGGCCGGGTATGTCGGTTATCGTCAGATAGTCGCAAAAAGCGGCATGACCGATGCCAAGTGCCGAAACCTTGTTAACGCATACCGTATCCCCACCGATACACACGAATTCATGACGCCTGATGGTCTGCTGTCTCGACGGGCGATCGTGGAGTTTGAGCCTTTTATGAAAGCATTCCGCCAAATGATGGCAGAAGCCGAACCACGTGGGACCCGTTGGTATCACCCGAAAATGGGACTCTTTCAGGCTATCGGATGGGAGGAAAAACATTGTGAAGGTTGAGTTTAATGATCAAGGCTCGGTATCAGTCATCACGGTCACCAGCACTGTATTTGAGTTCCGCCGGCACAACCGGGCGATTGATGTCGCGTTGTTCCTCACGCCTGAAATTACCAGCCAGAGCAGCGGTTTTTTCATTATGAAAACGATCTTAAGCGGGAAGACACATCACGCGCTGCGGGCCTATAAACATCTGATCCGGGAGGCTAAGCAATGAGAAACGGCCAGCATTATGCATACCCAAATCCAAGCAACGCAACGCCTGGTGGTATGACTTATCGTCAGTATCTTATCGCAAAAATTGCACCAGTTATGATCACGAACTTCTTCAGCAACGATGCTTGGACGGATTACGACGACCTCGCCAGAACTCTGATGATGGCTGTGGATGCCATCATCGAAGCTGAACAGGAGACAGCTGAATGAAGCGAGAATTTAAACTGTGGCGCCACTGTCGTGGCCTGAACGTGGTGTGAGGTGGGTATGCAGACAATCATTCAACTTGAGCCGAACGAGTGGGTATCTGAGGAACTGCTGATCGCAGTGACTGGCATGAAGCGCGGTACAATTACCCGCGCCCGCAAAAAGTCCTGGCTGCTGGGTAGGGAGTATAAGCACGTTTCCCCAGAGGGTGATCCAAAGCCCACCAGCGAATGCATGTATAACCGCAAAGCGGTTGATGCGTGGATTGCAGCACAAAAGCAACCAATTTGGTGATCGGGCAACATGAAACAGGTAAGCTTATACAGCTCCTGGGCGTCGGGAGGGAACAATGAGTAAAGAATCATACCCAACGGGCGTTGAGAACCACGGAAAATCACTCCGCATATGGTTCATTTTTAAAGGTAAGCGTGTCAGGGAAAACCTCGGTGTCCCTGACACCGCTAAAAACAGGAAGGTGGCTGGGGATCTGCGAACGTCAGTATGTTTTGCTATCCGCATGGGGACCTTTGACTATGCGGCGCAGTTCCCCAACTCGCCAAACCTGAAAATTTTCGGTATCGGCAAGAAAGAAATTACCGTGAAAGAGCTGTCTGAAAAATGGCTTGACCTGAAACGGATGGAGATCTGCGCTAATGCTCTGGACCGGTATGAATCGGTTGTAAGGAATATGCTGCTGAGGATTGGCGGAAACAAGCTTTCCTCATCCGTGACTAGGGAAGACCTGTTGTATGTCAGGAAGGATATGTTGTCGGGGGGAAAGGGGTTGAGCGTGGCGACGGTAAACTATTACATGACCACCATGGCGGGCATGTTTCAGTTTGCCGCTGATAATGGTTATATCCGGGAAAACCCATTTAACGGAATCAGGCCGCTTAAAAGGGCCAGGATAGAACCTGATCCACTCACTCGTGACGAATTTATTCGTTTCATAGATGCCTGCCCGCATCAGCAAACGAAAAACCTGTGGTCCGTTGCGGTTTACACAGGATTACGCCACGGTGAGTTGGTCTCCCTTGCATGGGAAGACATAGATCTGAAAGCTGGAACAATGACCATACGCCGAAATTATACGAAACTCGGTGATTTCACTCCACCAAAAACCGAAGCCGGCACCGACAGGGTCGTGCATCTGATCAAACCAGCCATTGACGCTTTGAGGAACCAGGCGGAAATGACCAGACTGGGAAAGCAGTATCAGATTGAGGTACAACTACGGGAGTATGGCCGAACGGCTATTCATGACTGTACATTTGTGTTCAATCCTCAGCTGGTCAGAAAAAGCAGTAACGTTGGTTATCATTACAAGGTTGATTCAATTGGTGACTCATGGGAGGCGGCGCTCAAACGAGCTGGTTTAAGGCATCGCAAAGCATATCAGTCCAGACACACTTATGCCTGCTGGTCACTGTCAGCCGGGGCCAACCCCAGCTTCATTGCGAGCCAGATGGGGCACACAAGCGCCCAAATGGTTTTCAATGTCTACGGCGCTTGGATGGCCGACAGTAACAGCGATCAGATTGCTATGTTGAACCAGAAATTATCGGACTTTGCCCCATCCATGCCCCA